CCCATTCCATCTCACACTCAAACTCTGTTGGGTATTGGTGGAGGGATTGGATAATATCATCATACTCATATTCCCAAACTAAGTCTTGCCAATCTTCTAAATCTCTTGCCATAGTTATAGCCTTCCTCATATCCTCCTCTGTGTATTTATACTTCTCACGAGCTTGTAAATATCCTACGGAGAAAGCTGACAGTTCAAAGTCTGTTACTCCAAGTTTGCTGTATGATTCTTTAAACCTAATAACAGCATCCTCAAGACCATCTTCCTGATGTCGGGAATATGGTGGTAGTAGTGGTACACCTTCAAGTATGGGTGCACCGTTGAGTGGGAGGTGGGCAATGATTTTCTTAGGATTTTCTACAACATCCCCCTTTTCATAAGGAGAAAAAATACCTGACATATCTTCATAGATAGTATCACCTTCTTTAATCTCTGAATCATCTACTACCAATAGGTAGTTTTGTGTTTTGATTAGTTTGTGTGTCATGGTTTCTGTTTTACTAGTTCTATAAGTTTCTTGAGACAAGCAAGTTCTGCTTCTTCGTAGGTGCATTCTTGTAAAAAATCATCAACCCTATTGTGTGTTGTTATTTCTACCACATAATATTCTGTATCTTCTTCCCAAACTTCTTCTATGGTATATAGTAAATTATGCTTCTCCCTAAACCATCTAAATGCTTGTTGGTATAGTGGTGCAGATATAATGGTGTTTGGATTAGCTAACCAAAATGAATTAGTGTTTTGTGAAATAATACTTGTAAAAATTAATTCCTGATTAACGCCATAATAAGATAGACACGCTTCATCAAAACCTAATTCTTTAAGTTCTAATGCTTGTTCGTATGGAATAAATTCTTGTTGTGCCATAGTTTATTTTATTATTATTTCTAATGTTTTACCTTTAAGAATGTCATCAAGTAGTCCATCAAGTTGTTCACGTTGGTCGGGGTTTAGAAGTGCCAACTTCTCAGTCAGCGAGTCATAAGAAAAGGCATCAGATGCAATCTCTTTTCTCATCCCTTCTCTCACCTCATCTCCAAAGTGAGGGTAAGTTACAACATCTCTGAGTATCCAATTTAGCTTTAACGAATAATTAGTAAATATTGTCGCGCCTCTTGTACCTGGTGCTGAGCGAACAAAGTCCTTTGCATATTCATCAGCTAACTTCAAATGATGGATACATGATACTACTGAACTACCCATTTATGTCTTTTTTCATACGTTGGAGATAGAGGCACGCATCCATAAGTTCTTCAAGAAGATGTTCCATCCATTGCTCAACATCCAAGTCATTTCTCTCCAAGGTTGACCCATATTTGGTTATTCCTCTCTCTGATCTTTCTCTGAACTTTGTTACTATTTCTTCTACAATTTTATCCTTCATTTTTGTGATGTGTTATTTGGTAAGATGTGCGCTTTGGCTTGATGTCCTCGTTAATTGACTTCCAAAGGTCAAATGTTGTGCAGAAAGTTTTCCAATCTTGTGCCGACTCCTCAATTGTCTTGGTGAGCAATTGCCAACCAATGCCTTGTATTGCTCCTCCTTTGCCGGCTGTCCTTGTCTTGGCATTGAGCCACAAAATAGCCACTCCCTCAACATGGTAATCATATTCCTTCAATAGTTCATTATAAGCCGCCAATTGCAACCAATATGACTCGTGCATATTGTTGGAAGTCTTGATGTCAACGAGGTACTCTTTGCCATTAATCTCAAGAACTCTGTCAACTGTGCCTGCAAACCCAAGCACATCAGATGAGAAGTGCATCTCCATCATTCGCATCTTTGGAGTCTGTGTATTGCAGAAGTCAACATACCTCTCAAACATCGCCCATTCAAGCATTTTGTACTTAGGCTTTCCAAATTGGTTGACAAAGGTCACCTCTTGGTGCTGATCGTATTGCTCAGTCAGCTCATGCACAAGTGAGCCTCTCCTACCAGCCTCATCACGAATTGAGTCAGCATCTTGGCCCACATCTTTGAGCCATTTGAAGAAAGCAGCATCCTTTGGGTATGCTTCTAAAATTGTGGTTACTGATGGCACATAATTTCCGTTTTCTGTGGCATAGAACCGATTGTCCACGAACTCAATACGGCCTTTGTTGATGTCAATGTTGAAATTTTGCATATAGTTTGTTTTTTTTAAAGTGAGGTGTGGGCGATATACCCACACCATTTTTGTTTAAAAGGGTACTTCATCTGATTCTTCAGCCTTTGCACCGAATAGTCCTTTTGCATTGTTCTCAAGGAACTCCATCCTATCTGAGTCATCCCAAGTATCCTTGCCTTTTACCTTGATCTTAACCAGGTCAGGCATACCATTTGGGTTCTCGCGAGTAAATGCCCACTTCAATCCACTACCATTTTGGTTGAGGAAGCATACACTTTTCTTCTTGTCACCTTCAATGGTCAGCTTTGGGGTGATTTGTACCCTTTGCGATAGGTTGACATTTGGAAGTGTCTTGAGGAAAGATGCCGAGTAACCAGATGAGAAGTTCATCTCAAGCTGATAATTCACACCATTTGACTCAACTTGCACTACCAAGAACTTACCGTAGTCTGACTCCTTTGTGCCGACTTCTTTAATTGTTCCCTCAAGAGAGTCATAGAACATCTCATAGACTTCACGACCTGCCTTGTTGATGCGAGACACCGCACCTTCTGTCTTTTCTTTAAAACTCCTCACGAGTTTTCCGTTACTGATGCTTAAAAACACTTTTGATCCTCCTTGACTGTTAGTTAGTCCCATTTTGCTTTGTTTTATTGTTTAAAAATTCTTGCTTTGTTTGGTAGCACCTAAGTATCTCTGCCATTTTATCGTTGTAAACCATTTGGTCAACAGTTTGGCTATACTTGTACTCAAAATCCTCAATCTTGTACCTAATGGCTTCTGCACTTCCTTTTGACATATAGTAGATGTCAAGGGTGAGTGAGTTGTACTCATCCCAGAACGCTGACGGGATTTGATATAAGGTTCTGCGTTGTACCACTTTTTGTACATTACTCTTTTCATAATTATTAATTGCTATTCCAACTAAACTACAACCCAGTATTAACAGGCATAGATACAACATCTTGGAGAGTGTTTAAAGTGTTAATCAATTTAAGATAAGTTGACTGGCGCACCTTCCCACTATTCTCGGCTCTGTTAACTGTGACTGTTGTGACACCGCTAATTGATGCAAGCTTCTCTTGACTAATGCCTTTCTTTTTTCTTAGTTCTCTAATTTCTTTCATGTGATTTGTTTTTGTTTTATAAAGCAAAGATATGAATGTTTTATATACAAAGTACAAACTTTATATATATTTGTTTTTATAATATGAAAAAACCCCCCTTATAGACATAAGGAGGGGAAAACAATCATTATGCTCAACCTTAATAAGATAGATACGAAGTCTTGCCGTTAGTTCTTACAGCTCTCAATATCTGCTTTCTTTGCTTACCACTTGACTCATAGGAAACGTGTACCCAATCTGGGTTTTCTTTATCACCAAACTCAAAAATTAGCTGATCAAATTCAAGGTTATCCTTGATGTAATCAAATACCATCCTATTGGTAACCCCATTTGGTGTGCCATCCATGTCTATATCAATCGCTTCGCCCTGGCAATGCTGTGAGGTTAATGATCCACCGATGGCAGCATTGAGTTCCTTGCTTCTATATCCAGATGAGATAATTATAGGACACCTAAAGTGTGTTCTTATTGGTTCAAATATCTTCTCCGCTAATAACTTAAAATTTGCAATGTGTGCCTCTGTTGGCATATTGCTTATTCCTTTACGTTTTGCTGACTCGCTTCTTGTTACTTCTGACAAATCAAGATGCTCCGACAATTTCATTTCCTAAGTTTTAAATATATAAATAATGCAATAAGAACCAAAAGTGATATTAACCAATTTAAGCGACTATCTGCTTTTGACTTGTAATCATTTGCCAAGTTAATTAAACGAGTGCTATCAGCTTGCAATAGCCTCACACGAGCATTGTCTACAATGAAAGACTTGATAGTATCGTGAATAGTTACAGACTTGATTATGTCCCTTGTTTTCCAATTAGTGATATAAACAAATTCGTTTACTTTTTGTGTATCAACTTGAATGTCTATGTTCACTAAAGTGTCAAACTCAATCAATGTATCTGACTTGACAATAAAGGTAGTGTCATTAGCACACCATCCGCCCTTTACTACAACCTTTGCGACTTCTTCAAGTTTATCTTGGTCACGCAAAACCTGCTTAACAGGGTTGCAACCAATTAACAAAAGCAATAAAAGACTAATCTTTGTTCTCATCCTTCTTAAATATTTTCTCTGCTGAAGTTAAACCCAAGCAACCAAATGCAAGAGCAGATACAGAGTAAACCAATGCTTCTGATGGTTCAGTTTCGTAAAATGAATTGTGGTACATTGTTACGCAGATAATTACAACACAAGTAAAACCGCAAAGTCTTTTCATTGATAGTCTGCCGTTCTCTTCACAAAAAAATTGTTTCATTGTTGTTCAGTTGAGTCAATTGATGAAATGGAATCGGTAGAGGTTTTCTTTCTGCCCCAAAAGTTTGTCTTTTCCTTGATGATAATGGTATCCCTAATGGTAATAGTCTTGACTATTTTTGCATCCTCTTTTAACTTAGCATTTTGCAATTTGATGCTTAATACGTTTAGCAATACTTGCTTCTCTGCTTTCTCAATATGCTTGTCAACTTTTGGGAGGAACTTTACAATAGTGTCAATATGTTCCCTTGATTGCATAAGGATAGTATCAACCCAATCAAAAAGGATTTTCTCCTCTTTGACAGGGTTGGCACACGATGAGAAAAATAGTAATACAATTAATCGTTTCATTTGATTTTACCAAGTTCTTGAAGGACTAAGATTTTAGATGTTGTTGCCGAAAGCAATGAATCAGACCTCTTGAGTTGAATCCCAAGAGCATCAATCTTTGCTTCTAACTTTTCTATCTTGCTTCCTTGCCGTTCAATCTGCTCGGTGTATTGCATTTTTTGGTCTACATATAAGTAACCAATTGCAATCAATGTTATGAACAGAAAACCTTTTACGGGGTCTTTGCTGAACTGCTCAAATGAAATCGGTAATGCACTAATTTTTTTATCCATTTTCGTTTTTCTCTTTTTGGAGTTCTTCGCCAATCTTAGCGTTAGTGTCTTGAAGTTGCTTCTGCAAATACTCAATTTGAGCAAGGATGTCATAGGCTTGTGCCTTCAGTTCTGTCAAGTTCATAGTTTATAATTTAGGTATAAAAATACTAAAAAATCTATTATGGAGTGCCTAACAAGGCAGGTATAGTATAAATGTTGCCATCTATTTCTACCATTATATGCCTATCTGGAGTTATAGTACCACTAAAGACATCACCAAGTTTCCAAGGTTTGGCGGTGTAACCGGTTGGTTCAGTAGTCTGAATAGAGCCGTTATCAAAGAAAGTTATCAAATCAGTTGTGGTTGATGATAGCCTTTTTGACATGTGGAACTTCCAACCGGTGCCATCACCGATGTACATCCTTCCGATGACAGGAGATGAGAAACCACTTGCAATCCTAAGATTTGCAGCAGTGGTTGCAGGAAGAACAGTTGAGCCACTAATTGTCAATAAACCAGACACCAATGCATCACCATTGACCTGGAACTTTTGCCCTTGGTCAGTAGTTGTATTTAAAAGTACATTTGTGCCATTATCATACACCAAACTATTACCCAATGCACTACTACTTGTCCATTTGGATAGGTAGTTGGTAGTTCCGCTACCCGTCACTCCCCCACCACTAACAGTCCAGGTACGATTAGCCGTTAGGTCATACGTTGTACCATTAATGGTGAGGGTTCGTGTTACTGGAACCGACTCAGTCTGGTTTGATATGATTGATCGGTTTATCCTCATTAGATGATGGTCAGGTTAAGTTTCTCAGCACTCCAATTGTAAATCCAAGCGTTAATCGCCATTGCAGGTTGGTCACCCCAAGCGATGTAGTCCGCACCATCAATTGTGAGGTTACCTTGAGCAACTTGCTCACCTTGTGATTCAACACCTTCAGCATCTACAACTTTGGTGAACAACTGCCAATAATTCGTAGCACTTGATTCGTAGTTGTCATTGATGCAGGTTACTTGAAAATACTCTGCTACTTTGCTTTCGCCATTTACCCATACATTGATGGGATTGATTTGTTTTGCCATTTTTATATTTGTTTAAATTTTTAAATTACGAATGTCCATCCTGTAGATTTGTAAACATATAATCCCTCAACCATATCTGTGCAATACACAATAAGACCAACCGCAGGACTGCTTATTGCCGTTCTCTGTGCATTTGTCATCCGAGGCGGGAGGAATCCACGAGTAGTGGAATCCGCTTGTAGAATTGCTGATGCAGAAGGAGATGAAGTACCTATACCTACGTTACTTCCATAAGGCTGTAATAATAATGGATAAGCAGTGCTTGCTCCATCTTTTCCTTGTAATATAAACCCAGCACCTGTTAAACCTATTACACCATTTGCACTTGTAGTGCTATTGCTTATAAATAAACCACCTGTTGAACTTATGGCAGTCAATTGACTTGTTGTTGATATTATAGCATTACCCTGCACCTGCAAACGCTGCCCCGAGTCTGTCGTAGTTCCCACAAGGAGGTTGCCACCTGCGGACACATAAACCAATGATGCATATGTAGAACCGGTATGTGTAGTTGATTGTTGAATAGCAAAATCACCAAAAGAAACAACATCATTTACAATTCTCCAACTTCTTGATGATGTATTTCCGCTATACACAAAATTATATGCTCCATTCCCCGATGATAAACTTGGTATACTAAATGATGATGCCGTTACACTACTTGAGAATGTTGCTGCTCCGCTAACCCTCGCAGTTCCGTTGACATCAAGTTTAAACCCCGAATCAACAGTAGTTCCCACAAGGAGGTTGCCGTTTGTCTTTAATGACATAACGTTTGAGTTGCTTACTCTCCACTCAAAAGAACCATTGGTTTTTATATTTGATATTTGACTACCATTTGAATTATCTATACCTACAAATGCATTAGATGCTCCAGTTGCGTCTGCATGAGCAAAAGTTGCCCATTGACTACCAAATCCGTTATCTCCAATTAATGATTTGATTGCCGTTACACTACTTGAAAATGTTGCTGCTCCTGTTGATGATATACCTAAAGCAATAACATCTAAACTACCATTAGAACTATTTGTATGAAATTCAAAAGAACCTTTTGTACTTGCATCACCACCATTTGAGTAAAATCTTGCAGCACCTAAATTTTGGTCTATACCTAACTTATTCGCAGCATTAACAGCACCACCATTTCCTGTAATATTTATACCTGTACTAAATGTTGCACTTGTTCCACTCAATACCCCACTCACCCTCGCAGTTCCGTTGACATCGAGTAAAAACGTACTCTCTGTTGCCGTTCCCAAAAGTAATCGCCCGTTTGCCGTTAGCGTCATCGCTTGTGTGAAACTGATTGAATTTCCTGCGGTTCCGGATGGGGCATTGAACCATTTATGAGTTCCAAGGTCTTGTGCATAATAAGTGGCAGCAGCAGTTCCTTTGTAGTACCATACCGCTGCACCTGCACGATAAGCATTTGTAGCAAATCCTGCTTGATTATTTTGACTAAATCCATCAGCAAATACACTTCCAATTGTGCTAATATCTATTGCCTTGCAATTAGTCCACGCACTCGGTGTAACTCCGAGACC